ATTCACCACTATCACCAGTTAATTCTCTCCACTTTCTCTTTATCCAACCAACCTGTTCTGGGGTTATTGTTCCTTCTCCCTCAGTCTTAGTTGGTTTTTCTTTCTTTTTTTCTAATTCTTTTTGTTTTGTTTTTTCCTTTTCAATTTTATATTCTAACTTTTTATTTTCATTATCTAATCTTTTAAGTTCTATCTGATTAGCTAATGTCGCTTGGTCCTCATTCCTTTTCAATTTTGTTTCAAGTTCTTTTATTATTTCTTTTGACTCAGCAAGTTGTTGTTCTATTAATTCGTTATTAGACTCAGATTTAGACATATAAATACCACCCTCATTTTCAAGTGTTTCTTTAACTGTTTCATCTACTTTTTCATTATTTTTAGGTGTATCGTCATAAACTTTACCATCCATTTCTTTCATAGTTGCACCTTCAGGTACATCTTTAATTACTGAAGTTTCTTTACTTAATGAAGTATTAATATCTGTTAGTACTTCATCTGTACTTTTTTGATTGACTGGATTCATCGCATCATCTCTATAAACAGTATTACCATCTTTAACGTCAACAAACTCAGTACTAGAATTCTTTTTATACTGTTTAACTTCATTACCTTTTGTTGTTGTAATAACTACCTCATCACCTGACTTAACAATATCTATTTTTCCAATATTTACGTCATCTATTGTTTTAGTGGTTTTACCTGCCGCCTCTAGCATCAAATTAATAACTGTTTCCTGAACACCTCCTTCTTTTGGGAACATTTTTGCAATCGATACCCATTTTTCATAAGGAATTTTTTTAATCCATTCAGGATCAGTTTTTATTTTCACATCAATTTCTTTTACTAAGTCCTTCATTCCTTTAAAATTAACATGTGCAGGAATTATAGATCCCACCCAAACGTTATAATATTCATCAAGGTGTTTGGCAAAATCACCTAAATCTACAATTTTAAAATTTAAAAAATTAGTAAGTATTTTAGGATCAATACTTTTTAAACCTAAACTGAATGCTCTTTTTAGGTTTTGGAATACCCTCCTCTTTCCACCTTGTTCAGTTATTAAAGTTTTAGTTTTTAATACTGTTTCTACTAAATTACCATATAATCTTTCTTCAGTAAATAAAGATTTCATCCTTATTATTTGTTCATTTAAATTTTTGTGTCTATTTCTCATCTTATTTTTTTTTATATCATAAAATTATTTTTAGTAAATGAACTATTAGTATTCAATAGTTTCCCTATTTTTATTTTATTTCCACTACCATCATCTGTATTAGGTATTCCCCAATCTTTTCCAGGGAAAGAAGTTATTAATTTCATTTTATTATCAAAACTATAAACACCACTATAATTTAAATCCTTCCATCTTAGAGAACCACCATTACATTCATATTTACCATCGTATTGATATTGTGCGTAGTATTTTTCATGAGATTCATCAAATTTAAGTTCAGAAAAAGTATCTATTAGTGCAACTCTACCATTAGCCCAAAATACCCAGCTTTGATTTGGGTATTCTTTACCATCCAAATCTACATTACCAACACTATGTATTAAATAACAATTATTATTACTATGTTTTTTTATATTTATTTCTGTTTCATCTATACCTTTAGATACTAACCAATTTTTAACACACATAAGTTTAGTTTTATTTTCACAACCAACGTCACGAGTTTTTTGTTCGCTAGGACTAAAAACTATATAACCGTGTTTTTCTAACTGATCTTCACAATCATCATGACTATATTCCCTTAACCCCATTAAATGTTTAATATGGGTAACTTCACTTAAAATATTTTTATGCTTTTTCATTTTTTTCTAATTCATCTAAATATCTCTCAAAATCAACGATATCTTTTTTTATAAATATATCTTGTTCTTGAATAAATCCATAATTACTTATATAATTTTTGTAATCATCCAACCTTTTCTTAATTTTAATTAAGGACATATCTTTTTTTATATCTTTCATTTTATTATTTTTAATAATCATCTAAATCAAAGTTTTTGTAATCAGCATTAACATCGTATTCCTGTGATTTTAGTTGTGTTATTATTTTCTTCTGTTGTTGTTCTTTAGTTTTATCATCTACATTAGAATTATCATCATTATTAAACAATTGTATCTGTTTTTGTACTTCGATAGGTAAAGATACATTTTTTTTATCAAAAACAGAATTATTAATTCTTTCTTTATATTTTTTTGTTTGGTATTTTTCAGGTACTTCATTAAAATCTAATGGTGTTGGTTCTTTTATGTTTTTATCAAAGGGTCTCCAACCTGCGTTCCAAGCCTTTTCTAATTTAAGATTATCTTCTCTAGATTTTTCAAAACTATATTTGGAATCGTCAGTACTAATAGCACCGAAAATTTCTTTAGTCATCTTCCAATCATAACCATCCTTTTCTACTCTATTTCTAATTCCTGGATTGATTGAATACTTTCCTTCACGATATTTTTCCCCTATCCACTCTTGTACCGCAGGTATTTCTAATGCTTCTTGAACCGCCAAGAATGCACCTATTTGAACTAAAACGTCTCTATACAAAGGTTTGTTCATATATTTTTTTAAAGTAATTAGTACATCTCCATTTTCTTTTTGTAATGCTTTTTTCCAAGAAGATTCTTTAAATACATTTAATAATGTATAAGAAGTCTTTTTTCTTACCGACTCATTAACTAAAAGTAATGCTTCACTATATTTCTTTATTAATTTAGGATCTATTTTATTAAAAGTATTAAGTAAATTATGTGCTAATTTTTGCTCAAATGTACTTAAATTATATTTTTTCCCAATTAGTCCATAAATATCTTCTAATACTTTTTTATCTTTTACAGTTTTTAATGATTTAACCTTACCTAATTTTTTCTCAGTTTCACCCACAATATCACCCATATATTTATAAATTTTAGGGTTAGAACTCGCTAACTTTATATTCTTCATTGCTTTATATCCACCACCTAAAAATCCACCCCCAAGTGTTAATATACCTGCAAGTGCTGCTGCATTTCTATCTTCTTCTGTTTCTGCAGTTGCGTATTCAATACCATAGGCGCTGGCGTTAATTGCGTCTAATCCAAAACTAATTAATAAACCATATCCTGGTATTGCTAAGGCGGCAATGGACAATAGATCTAAGACACAATGATAATCTTCCGTACAACCACCTAGCCAATCTGCAACCCCTTTCACAAATTTAGATATTTCCGAATCATCTTCTAAATTTCTAATTTTACTGTTAAATATTCTTAACTGTTTCATCTGTTCTTTCTCATATTGTTCATCCGAAATTTTACCTTTAAGGTATAAATCTGTAGGAGAACCAGGTACAACATTCAACTGACTAATCGTTGCACCTTCAGGAACAAATTTCTCTTGTCCATCTAAACTTATTATGACTTTACCTCTTTGACACCTACATTTAGTTATATTTTCATTATCCCATTCACCCCAAGTCAAAGTATTATAATTACCTTTACTATCTTTTGTTGCTTTTCCTGATAGAATATCCCATTCTTTACCTTTTTTAGTAGTATTGGTAGCAACCATATTTTGTTTTTTACAGTATTGTTTCCACTTAGAATTACATCTACTATCGTGACGAGGGATATGTGTTAAATTATTTTGAATTGCATTATTAATTGACTTCATCCTATAATCAAAATCACTATTAGGTCCTAATCTATCCGATTGAATAGGAATATCAGAAACCATTTGATTAGGTGTATCTTGTTCACCTAAAAATATTCTATTATATTGTGATTCAGAGATTATTATATTTTTTTTCATATAGTTTAATTTACGTTAAAAATAACTACTTTACCACCCTTTTTTGTTTCTACGTTACCATTTTTATTGGCAGTAATAAGAGAATTTAATAACCCTTTAGGGAAATTATTTCTTTTATTCTTTAAAAATTTATCAAATATACCGTCACCTAATTTATTACTTCCTCTTACCGCAATCTGATTACCGAATTTAGAAGTTAACGCATATTTATTACCTTTTTTCGTCAAAGTACCCCAAACTCTTGAGTTACTATATACATCCCATTTTTGTCTACCTTTATCATCTGTTCCAGTTGTTTTTTTATCATCATTAGATTTTGTATCAGTAGTTTCTTCTTCCTCTTCTTTATTCCCCCTAAACAATTTATATCTACTAGTTAAATGAGTTTCTTCATCTATATCACCAGATAAAATTCCTGCTATAGACTCTAATTTATTTTTACCATTTATAAAACTACCTGTACTATGTTTTTTTACTACTTTTTCCATTTTTAAACACGCTTCAAATAAACCTTGTTGTACCTTTGATTGTTCACCTAGTGTACCCGCCCAATCTTCTTTACTAATTCTTCTTTTTCTTAATGTAGGTAAAAATGCACTCGATAAAGTTTTTACAACATCATCACATAGTTGTAACCTTCTTTTATCTTCTGCTTTAATATTATCTCTATTCTCCTTATACTTTTTTCTTATGTTACCTTTATCGTCTTTAGTTATTGGGTCTATCCCACTAATATCGTCCCAATTGAACTCACCATCATCCTTTTTAGTGCCATCATTATCGTCTGTAGTTGTTTTTTTACCATCCTTATTATTAATATCTTTTTTAGTATTATCCTTATTATTATCAATATTATCAGTATCAGTATTATCAGTATCAATATTATCAGTATCAGTATTATCAGTATCAGTATTATCAGTATCAGTATTATTAGTATTATTTTTACTTTTTTCTAATGTATCTGGATATTTTGTATTTAAATTATCATATGCTTTTTTATTACCAGATAAGGAAATCCAATCTTTACCACCATTCTTTTTCTTAGTATACCATACACCATTTTCTGCTTTATAATCCCATGTGGGGTCATGATCAGTAATTATTATTGGTTCTGATTTTTTTGGTGTTTCTTTCTTTTTTTCTGGTGTGTCTTCATCATCCAAAGAAGGATCCATTCCTTTAGGTCCTGCTTCTACTAAATTTCCATATAATCTTTCTTCGGTAAATAAAGATTTAATTCTTAAAATTTCTTCATTTAATGTTTGATGGTTATTTTTCATAATCTTTTTCTTTATAAATACATGATAATGCATAAAAAATCCCCTTTAATATAAAAATACTAATTAAAGGGGAAACTTAAATATTTTCTAAATTAATATTTAGAATACGTTAATCGCTCTATCAAATCTTAAAGTACAAGTAATGTCCGCTAAATCCGAAGATGAATAATCTAATCCACCAAAATCTGCGTCATTAAGTTGTGTTCCTTCTAAAATCCATTTTTGTACAACTACACCTGTTGGGTCTAACATTTCTAATTCTACATTCTTTTTGTATCCTGCAGCGTATCCTTGCCTACCAGTTACTGATTCTGAGTGTAATCTTACCCATTCCATAAGTGCTTGTGTTGCCGAAGGACCTATAGGATCTCTAAAAGTAACTGATATAGATTCCCATCTAAATCTACCGATAACATAAGTCTCAGTATTTAGAAAAGGAATAGATACCTCATCACTTGTATATTTAGGTCTACTTGCAGTAGAAATCCACCACTCTTGAATACCTAATTCATCTGGAAATCTAAGAATCCATCTATTCTTTCTTAATGGTTCATAAGGAACCGGCATTCTCATTAATAAATCTGCCATAATTTCTTTTTTTTATATTGTTGTTTTATTCTTTAATTATAAATATTCAGTTTTTCAAAAAAATTTATTTTTTGATGATAATTCTTTTTTTCTTTGGATTTTTAGAGTCTGATGTATCATATACCAAAAACCTAACATCAGGATATAACCTTTTTAATTCCTCTTCTATATATTTTTCCGCACTTTCTATATTACCTAAATCATCATCACTAAAACCTATACTCATCCCACTATATTTAGGGTTTTCCTTCATTTCTTTAACTGCATTAACTACTCTATCTACAAAAGTCTTTAATGCAATCATTTTACCGACTTCTGGGTTAGTAACACTTACATTAGTATCGAACTCTTCTATAAACTCATCAGAAGTCACAGGATAGTAATCTTGTAGGTTTAAGTACTGTTCAATCGAAGTTCCATGTAAATTAGATAACATCTTTTCTTTTTGTTCTTCACTAAAAATAGTATCTATTATTACTTTTATACCATCTTTTATTGCTTTAGGTGGATTACCTCTTGCAGTTATAATAGAAAAATCATTACCGTATTCTAACGCCTCAATAAACTTATTAAAACTAGGTCCAAAAGATTTTTTTTTCAATGCCTCTTTAGTGTCTCTAATAAATGCATCATAGTCTCTAAAATCTTTAAATGCATAATACAAGTCATCTTTACCATATCTATATTCTTTACCAATTAAATTACGTATTTCTCTAAATTCTTCTGTACCTACTAACACAGGCACCCATCCATCACCTACTTTTTTATCTAGGTATATTTGTGTTGGCATAAATAATAGATTATCATCCCAATCAAAAGAATACGCTCTTTTTTTAAATTCCATTAATAAACTTTTTTGTTTTTGGTTAAGTATTATTTTCATTTATTGTAATTATTTTTTAAATATTCTCTAAAATCTGTTATTCCATATGACTCAAACCCACCTCTAGATATTTTACTATAATTGTTTGTTCTTATTGCGTCATTTATAACTATGTCATACTCTCTTATATTAGTTGCATTTAATATTTTACTCCAATCAATTTCGCTAGTATCACCAAATTTAGTAGAAAGGTAATTTATTGGTATAGTTTTAGTTAATTTATTAGAACTAAATATATCCACTACATTATCTGGTTTATATGGTCCACCATAATTTTTATTATAATGTTGTATATAGTGATTCCGATTTATGAATCCACCATTAGGGACTGGACCAATTAACTCATTTCTATAATGAATTTGAGGTGTAATCATTTTATCACCCGTTATTTTACCACCTTTATTATTATATCCTTGAATTGCGGATTGAATGTCTAATAACATCGATTTATGTTGATTATTATCAATTACGGATTGAGGTATATAAATGGTAGCCCCTTGTTTACCATGTTGGATTCCTCCTGGTTTAAATGATTGTATATTATATATTTGTTCAACCCCCCCTACCTTAGCGTGTGCACCATATTTTTTAGTAATAGGTGTTAACCTTTCTATTAAAAAGGCAGAATCTTCTAAAGTAGTACCAAATACATGAAATTTCCAACCACTATGGTTTGACCAATTAGTATCAGGACCAAAAGTAAACCAATTAATGCCGTCCCCCTTACCATATTTATTAAGTATTTTAAGAGATTCTTCTGGTGTTTTAATACTCTTACCACTAATTAATTTTAAATCCGCCTTTTTAGTGTTTAATAAAATAAATTCTGGTTTCCCAAAAACATTTTTACCACTTATGTAATCATATCCTTTCTTCTGTAAATCCATTAATGTACTTATATCTATTCTTTCTACCGTATCAAGAGTGTAATTATACCCTTTAGAACCCACAGGTAAAGTTATTTTATGTAAACCACTACCCGGATTAGACTGATGATATTGTAACGCAAAAGAGTTTTTTTCTATATCTGGTGACATATAGAAACCACCATAATTAGAATTTTTTTTCTGTTGTCTTTGAGAGCGTCTTAAAACATCAATATCCGCAATGGTTGCCTCTTTTGGTAAACCACCGTGATAAAAAACCAATGGTTTGTCATTAATAATTACGGTATTATTAAGTTCTTTTGTTATTGGTGAAAAATTATTATTTCTGTCTTTTTTATATTGTTTAACTTCAGTACCTTTTGTTGTGGTAATAACTACCTCATCACCTGATTTAACTACATCATACTTTGTTGGTACATCTACTTTTTTAATGGTTTTACCTGCCGCCTCTAGCATCAAATTAATAACTGTTTCTTGAATACCTCCTTCTTTTGGGAACATACTAGCAATATCTGACCATTTTTTATAAGGAATTTTTTTAATCCATTCAGGATCAGTTTTTATTTTTACATCAATTTTTTTTATTAACCCCGTAATACCATTTAAATTATACCCTTTAGGAATTATTTCTAACCACACATTAGAAAATTCATCAAAATGTTTGGCAAAATCACCTAAATCTACAATTTTAAAATTTAAAAAATTAGTAAGTATTTTAGGATCAATACTTTTCAAACCTAAACTGAATGCTCTTTTTAGGTTTTGGAATACCCTCCTCTTTCCAGATTGTTCAAAAAGTAGATATTTTATTTTATCTTTTAGATATTCATATTGACTTTCCGTAATTATAAGTTTCATATTAATAAATATTTAACGGCATAAAAAAACCCACATATAGTGGGTTCTAATATTTTTTATATTTATTTAGTTCATTAGTGGACTACTAGTCTTTTCCGCAACACATCTAGAAATAGGTTCTATTTTAGATAGTATCATTTTTACACTATTTGAATCCATTTCACTCATACAAGGCCATGTTTGTGACATATCTTGATCCACTATCATTTTTATGCATGCTTGTGGTACACTAGAAATATCTGTTAAAGAACAGTTTTCCATAATACATCCCATTACTATTTCTTCTAGGTTAGTACCACCAATATCTCCCTGTTCTTTAAGAACTCTTTTTACGATTTTTTTAATATCCGATTCTTTTAATTTTATTACTTTTTTCATTTTATTACTTTTTTAAAAGGGGAACATTGTCCCCTATTATTATTATTATTAAATATCGTCAAAATTTGCCCCAGTGTTAGTAATATTAAATTCAATACTAATATATTCTAATGTTCTGGTTGGTTTGATAAATATTCTACCGTTTAATTCATTTCTATCAATTGATTCAGGTGTATCATCTAATACAACTCTAAAGTCAGTTAAACCTCTTTCTTTTCTGATATTATCTAAGATTGGGTTAACTAATGATAAGAATTGATTTCTAACTACCTGATCGTTTTGTTCGAATAATAATCTAATAGAAACTGCGGAAATAAGTTTTCTAGCTTGAAGTAATAATCTTCTAACATTAATTCTATTAAGTGCCGTCTCTTTAGTTTGTAATGTTTTATTTCCCCATATAACTACACCCACATCTGAGAATGTTGCCATTGGATTAACTTTACCTTCATAAAGAGTATCTCTTTGATCTAATGTTAATTTAACTCTCGCTGCAATTGCGTTTGTTGTACCTCTATTTAAACCTGCCGCTGCGAACCAAGGGAACGCTACATTATCTGTCAATGCAATGTTTCTCATAACTTCTAACGTTGGTGGTAACCATACGTATTGGTTATTTTCTGTATCGTTCATTTGTAACCAAGGCCAGTAAGTAGCAGAATAGTTACTATCAATTCCTGAGTCCTCAACTAAATCAGTTGCTTCATCTGGTGTTATTGGGAAACCTTCAGAATCAGTATCTGGTGTTGTGATTACATATAATGAATCTGCCCTATCAACCTCAATTACGTCAATTGCGGCTTCTATTAAGTTATTTTGATCTCTTAAATCTATACCAGGAGTTGCAAATACGTTAATATTTACGTCTTCTGGATTATTAAATGTGTAAATACCATTTAAATATGAATAATAATCTGATGTAATCCCTAAATCACCCGCAGAATCAGTTATTTGTGAAAAAGTACCAACAGTTAAACCAGCGCTACCTTTAGTACCATTTATTTTATAAGAATCTCCATTAGTTCTTTGTAGACGGTACTCATCCCAACCATCCCATCCACCGAAAGGTGCAAATGTAAATTTTCTAGTGTTTATCTTTTCGTATGGTCCGTTTTGTAATGATGAAGTTGTGGTAAATTCAGATATACCAACTTGTAAGTTAGGTATATAACTATCACCACCTGCAGATATTTCAGCACCTTTAGCATTCACATCTAAATGAAAACCATCTGTTCTACCCGTATAATAACCATCATTAACTGCATTTAATCCTTTATAAGTAAAGAAGTCTTTATCGACACCTATACTAGTATTTAATCCTAAATAACTTTTTCTTATTTTAGCACCACTAATTTGTCCATATTCAGTTTTATACTCTATTTGTGGTGGTAAAGAAGAAATAGAACCAATGTAAGTTCTATTTAATACACCTTCAAATCCGGCTGGAATACCATCAATAGGATAATCAGTAGCCATCTCTACCATAATACACTTACTTCTTAATGGAAATTGTCCATCAGTAGTACCAATTTTTCTACCTATAAAACCATTAGATGTTGGATCTAAAGATAATTTACTATATTTTTCAACAACAGAAATATTTTCATCTCTATCATAAAATTTTCTTACAAGTAAATCAAATGTTTTTTCATCAGGTTTAATATTAACAATAGAAAATTTTATATCTTCGTTCGCAGCATTACCGTCAGATATAGTTATAAATCTAAATAATCTTTGGAGTTTGTTACCCCTTAATTCGGATAATACAAATGGAGACGCTGCCGATTTCCATTTTTCTTGATAAT